TCAACAAGGAAAAGAATACATGAGACTTGTATTTTTAGTGGCGTTGTATTTAATTGGTTTTGCCAACGGTTTCATTTTTGGTTATGAATACCAAGAACGTCATCCAACTGAACTCAAGGAGAAAAACACATGAAAGACTATGAAGACGAAGCATTTGACGAGTTGGAAAAGAGTCTGCAACGCAAAGTAGCCACTGGCGTGACAGATGGCAGCAAAAAAGATGCTGCACTGAGGCTGGCTTTGGAAGCATTTGAAGAACCCAAAGAGCATATTGCAAAACATCGCAGGCTTGAAGCTATACATGCAATCAAAGAAGCATTGGGGGATGCATGAAAGACTCACTATGGCGTAAACGACGGAGAAAAAAGAAATGAAAGACAGCATCCTGACAGCAAGAGCAAAACGACTAACACTGGTGGCCGCCGTAAGACTGCGCCGCCTGTCTCTGAAGATGATGCCTTTCATCGTCGCTTTCTGGATTGGTGTGATGTGGGGTTCAAAGCTTGAGGCCGCGCGCATCCACGAGGACTGCAAGTTCATGAACACATTTCGGATCGACTACACCGGCTATATGTGCAAAATTGGAAGGAGTTGATATGAGCGCACTAGACACACAGGTTGCGGGCAACCACTACAAAGACATGCAGATCCAGCCCGTTGAGTACATCCATGCAAACGCTATGGGATACCTGGAGGGAAATGTTGTGAAATATGTCAGTCGATGGCGTAAGAAAAACGGCCTGGCAGATCTGGAGAAAGCAAGGCACTACATTGATCTTTTGATTGAACTGGAAACCAGAAAGAAAACTGATGCCACGCCCACGTAGAGAGATTCACCCCAACATGACACGCAAGCAACTGCTTGATGTGACAGCGTCAAACTTAAAAATGGCAGCCGATTTGTTGCGTGTACATGAGGTGATTTGGAAAAAAGCATGGGACGCAGCGCCCAACCCGTTCCTTGCTTTTGAACAGCACATGAAGAACAAACCGGCTCGAGTAAAAATTATCAACCAATGGCTAAAGGCAAGAAAAGAATATGACGACGCAAGACATTAAAACTATCGAACTCAAGAAGATTCGCTTGGACGGTGGAACGCAGCCACGCAAGAAAATTTACGAGGAGGCGGTACAAAGCTACACAGAGGTGTTGCTCGACGGCGTGAAGATGCCACCAGTAACCGTGTTCTTTGATGGCAAGGAATACTGGCTTGCCGATGGCTTTCACCGCTACCACGCACACAAGCGAGCCGGATTTACAGAGATAAGCTGCATTTTGTTCAACGGAACAAAGCGTGAAGCCTTCATCTTTTCTCTTGGAGCCAACCACGACCACGGCATCCCACGCACGAATGAAGAAAAGCGCGATGCCGTTATCACCGCTCTGCACGATGTGGAGCTGTGTGACTTGAGTGATGTCCAGCTCGCCAGAATCTGCAACGTATCAAACATGACTGTCGGCCGTGTCCGAAAGTCCTTAGAGCTGGCCAGATCAAGCAAGGTGGTGACCAAGCAAGGCAAGACCATGGACACCCATAACATTGGACCAAAGGCCAAGCCACAGGCGGAACCAGAGACTCCAGAGTACACCCACGACGATCGCCTGAATGAGTTGGCCACAGAGCACCAGCACACGCTGGAAGAGAACATAAAGCTCCGAGACCGTCTTGCGATTGGCGCTTTGCCGGACGCAGAAGAAGCCAAGGCAGAGATCGAGGAAACCATCGACACTTTGCGCGCCCAAGTAGCAAGCTTGGAGATTCAACTTAACGCTGTTACGCAGTCACGCAACGACTACCAACAGAAAAATAACGACCTGATCAAGCAGGTAACATATTGGAAACGCAGAGCAGAAAAGGCTGAAAAAGTCACTGCATAACCCGAAGCTGGGCGGTATCCCAGCAGGAGAGAAAGATGCTTCAATTACGACCACACCAACAAGAAGTGGTGGACAAGATCGACCAAGCCTTTGTAGACGGACACCGCTGCCAGCTGCTTTACGCACCCACGGGGTTTGGCAAAACTGAGGTGGCTATGGCCATCATGAAGGCAGCCTCGAGCTCATACAGGAAGACGGCCATGGTGCTCGATAGGATCGTGTTGGTGAACCAGACTAGCACGCGCCTGGCTAGATATCAGATCAACCATGGCGTCATGCAAGGCGACCATTGGCGCTACCGACCGATGGAGCGCATACAAATCTGCTCAGCCCAAACGCTGGAGAAGCGCAACAACTTCCCCAAGCCCGACCTGCTCATCATCGATGAGTGCCACGTCCAGCGCAAGCAGGTGATCAAGTACATCGAGGATCACCCCGACATGCAGGTGATTGGCCTCACGGCCACTCCTTTCACAAAGGGATTGGGTGATGTCTACACCCATGTAGTGGGAGCCAAAGCCACAGGAGCCATGATCGAGGATGGTTGGCTGACCCCTTTACGCATCTACATTGCCAAAGAGATCGACATGACAGGCGCCAAGAAGGTGGCCGGCGAGTGGTCTCAGGATGAAGTCAGCCATCGAGGCATGAAGATCACGGGCGATATCGTGACTGAGTGGATCAAGAAGACGCACGAGCTGTTCGGCAAGCCTGTTAAGACTGTGGTGTTTTGTTCAGGCGTAGAGCATGGGCGTGACCTCGAGCGGCAGTTTGCTGCTCAGGGATACAACTTCGTTGCGATCTCATACAAAGAAAACGGCGACTTTAAAGAAGAAACCATCGATGACTTCAGCAAGCCAGACACCCGCATCCACGGCCTGATAGCCACGGATATCCTGACCAAGGGGTTTGACGTGCCTGATGTGATGATCGGCATATCAGCCCGCCCATTTAGCAAGTCATTCAGCTCGCACGTTCAGCAAATGGGCCGCATCATGCGCCCGTATGAGGGCAAGAAGTTTGGCGTCTGGCTTGACCATTCGGGCAACTACCTGCGCTTTCGCAAGGATTGGGACGAGCTTTTTGAGCAGGGCGTAACAGAGTTAGAGTCCGGCGATGCTGAGAAGGCAAAGAAAGAACCGACAGAGAAAGAAAAGAAAGAAGCCAAGTGCCCGAAATGTAGCGTGCTGTGGACATGGCCGTCCAACAGATGCGGGGTGTGCGGATACGAGAAGCCAATCAAGTCGATAGCCTCAGTCCCTGGCGAGCTCCAGGAGTTGCAGGGCGCTGGCAATCTGGCGCGGCAGGTCAACCAAGACTTTTACTCTGAGCTGCTGTACTTTGCCAAGATGCGCGGCTACAAGGACGGATGGGCGGCATATAAGTATCAGGAAAAGTTTGGCGTCATGCCAAGGGGATTGGTTGCATCACCAAAGCCAACTTCGATGGGTACCCAGCAATGGATCAAGTCACGCAATATTGCGTGGGCAAAGTCAAAGGCACGAACATGACCTTTGAGCAATTTGCCATGGGCCACGGCCTCATGATCACAAGCCTCATATTTGACAAGTGGGTGCGTGTGCCAACGGACGATCATCCAAGAAAGCTCAACGGCGCTTACATATTTGACGGGCAGCGTGGTGCGATCATCAACTTTGCCTTGCATGACAAGCACATCCCTTTTAAATCAGAGGAGCCATACAAGCCAGACCCAAACGCAGCAGCCAAACGCCAGCAACTCGAGCGCGATCGCCTCAAGCGCCAGCAGCAAGCAAAGGGAAAGGCAGCATTCATCTTGAGCAATGCCACTCAACAGCCTCATGCTTATCTCAAGCGCAAGGGCTTCGAGAATGGCGGCTGGGTGTGGAATGGTCTGCTGGTTGTGCCGATGCGCATCAAAAGCGCGCTAGTTGGTTGCCAGCTGATACAAGAAGACGGCAGCAAGAAGTTCTTGGCCGGCCAGATCACCAAGGGGGCCAGTCTGATCATCGACAACAAAGGGCGCGACATCTTGTGCGAGGGGTTTGCCACCGGATTGTCTGTCAGGCGCGCGCTGAAGGAACTCAAGACCCGGTATCGCATTCACATTTGCTTCAGCGCGGGCAATATGCTGGAGATAGCCAAGACTGTGAAAGAACCGCTTGTGATCGCTGATAACGATGCAATGGGTGTGGGCACAGCCAAAAAAATAGCCTCACGCTACTGGCTTGGTGAGGCTGGCGAAGACTTCAACGATGCCGAACAGAGGCTGGGCACCGCCGGTGTGGCGGATACCCTGCGCCCGTTTCTATAGGTAGAGGGCATAGCCTCGTGATTCACAGTACAGCCGCTCATGGTGGGGCTTGACTGTGACATAAAGCCGGTCAGCCTCATCCATGTTCTCAGCCCAATGCAGCAACTCGAGCAGCATCATTTGATCGTCGCCTCTCGCGTGATGCTTGAGCGCTTGCTCCATGCCCATGCACTGTTCATATCGGTGAAAGTGGTACAGGAGCAGGTCATTCAGAGTCATCATCAGCCCCGAAGAGTGCCAGCCAACGTGCTTGGGCTTCGGTTGTGCTGCCACCATACTCAACGCAATGGGCAAAGTGGCGCACCTCTGCCATGAGTCCGGTCATGTGAGATAGCCTGATGGTTGTGGCTGGGTCGGCAAACTGGCGGGCGGCTGACACCGCCTTGCTCAGATCGTTTTCCATCTGGTCGATTTGCTCGGCGGTGAATTTCATGCTTGTTCTCCTACGCTGTAGATTTCCCAGTCGCCTCCGTCATGCGTTTCAAAATCTCCACCATCTGCATCACGCGCCATGTCCCATGCCTCGTCATCGTTTTCTGCCTCGATTATTAAACTGTAGTAGGTGGTGCTAGTTGCAATTACTTGATATTTTTTCATGCTTGTTCTCCTTCTAAGGCTTCTAAAAATTCAATCACATCATCAATTGATTCACCCAATGTGTACTCTGTCTCATCCCTGTCTGCGGGCAACTCTTTCATGTCGCTCGTCAGGGTGTTGCGTATGTCATATGCCGCAAACAATGCGACTTGAATGTGTTCTAGTTTCATGCGAACTCCCCTTTTTCTTTCATGTCAATGATGGTGTGTTCAAAGTGTGAACGTGTGTTTTCTATGTTCTCGACCAGTTCGCTCGGCGGAATATTTTCAAACCAATACCAAGGCCTGGCCTCTGGTTGTTCGTGTAACAACAGTTCGCAAACCTCGTCAAAGGTTGCCTCTTGCGGGTAGTCTGTCAGCCACTCATTAAGGGCAAATCGTTCGCTGTGTTTCATGTCATGCCCCTTATTTGATGTAACCGGCACTGCGCGCCTGTTGAATGTCTGCTTCTCGGTCTTCATCGTAGAAAAGCCCTCGCGTCAGCAAGTTTTCAGCTCCATACACTTTTTGCTCGTAGCAGTTTGGGCAGTATTCGCATTGAGCGTCTGGATCAACTCCGTCAACTTCTTCTGCGCAAGCGAGACAGAAACCCATCTGCTCGTCCGTCTCAAGTACATGGATCAGCCATGCGTCTGAGGGCTTGTATTGAATGCGTCCACTTTTGGCGCGATATTGTTTGGTCATGGTCGGTTTTCCTGTGGGTTATGCGTGTGAGTTGCGGTGTATGTCACCATTCTCATAAAGCGTGTGGATGTTTTTGTTGGCGGTGCGCTGGGGGACTGAATATTGCCCTTGAAAAATGTAAGCGTTGGCATCTGGTGCATAACGCCACACTTTAAACAATTTCACTTTTTGACCATTTACGTTTGCTTTTTGAATGTTGTCGATTTTGTAAAGTGCTGGGGTTTCGTTTGTCATGCTGTGTCTCCTTTTGACATTCTTGATAAAACTGCCAGCTGTTGGCCTATGCCAAGACCGGCAAGCGGTGTGCTTTTGTTTGTAAAACCAGTCGCAGCCGATGCATAAAATTTGCCAGCGAGAATCGTGGTTGGCCTATCTTTGTACTTTGATAGCTGTTTGGCGGTCGTCTTCGCCCACTCTGCGCGCCAGCTGGTCGAGCGACGCAACAGGGAGCAGTCGTATGGTTCTAGCATTTGGTCGGGTTGAACTACTCCGTGCTGTGCTGAGAGAATCAACACATCTGCATCAGCTTTTTGTGCGGCCTTGAGCGCCAACTTGAACGATTGGCCTTGATACAAATCCACAGCTGGAGCGGCGTGTTTCAATTTAGCCTCTGAACAGGCAATTAGAAATAGTGGTTTCATGCGTCAATAGCCTCATCAACATCGGATTGCGTGTAGCCAGTCAGAATCTCAGGTCGGTATGTAGCGAGTCTCGCCTCTACGCACTTTGAGCAAACGCGCGCCAGAGGTATGTTTTGGTAGTCGTATTCCCACCAGCTTTCCTGTTTTGTGTGATCGCAGTCCATAAAAATCCTTAGTGAAGTTTGTAAGAGATAACGGAAGATCCCCAGCAAGCGCGACAGTCTCGGCATTCGCCACCTTGTGCTGGTGCCATGCATTCCTTGCCCAAGGGTTTATCAGTATGGACATTCGAGACAGTCACATTCTTTACGCCTTTGAGCGATGCTGGAACAAGTGCCGCTTGGTCGGGATACATAGCCGAAAGCCGAACGATTAGATTCTTCGGCAGTGAGCCGTGCTTGGCGATGTAGCTTTTAACTACAGCGTATTCCCGAGTCGGTAGCCAGTGCTTGGTCTTCGGTGTCAGCTGGGCAACGCGAGCGATCTTCTCCAAGTGCCAAAGTCCAGCCAAATCACCAGCGTCATGCCACCGAAAGTAGCTGTCAGCACCAATCAAGCTAACGATTGCGTCAACCCAGCGTGGATCGCTGAGAGAGTCGAGTCGAGCGAACTGAGCGGGTTTTACGCGGTTAGCGTAAACAGCGTACAGACCTTTGTCAGCGTAGCAGTTGGCGCACACGGAACCAGCTTGTTGAGCCATTTTGTAGCCTGTCTTGCAAGCCTCGGTTGGGAGACTGTAGGACTTGCAAGGCATCTTGCTCGTTTGAGTGAGGGTGCCACAGACCGCCTGAGCGGTCTTGATCGAGATTACTCGCATGGTTGGCATGGTTAAGCTACTTTCTTAAAAATGGGTGTGAGGAGGGCTTCTGCGCGTCCAGCTGTGATCAGAATTCTCGCCTCCGTCCTGTCGTGTGGCTTTTCTTTGTCAAGCATTTCGCGGATCGTGAAAACAATATTCGGGTTGCCGCGCTCGTATTTGTATCCAGCTTGAAAATACTCGTGTTCGGTATGTAGCATGAGAATCCTTTAAGTTGTTGAACAAGACCGCATCTCTGCGGTTTCGGCGCATCACGCCTCGTCAGTTGTCCTGTGAATGTTCGCGTGGATTTCGTCCAGTTGGCCAAGGATCTGTTGGCGCGTCCCTGTGTAGCCCATGCCCTTCAACACTTTAAGGATTGAGACACCGCGAGACACTTTCATGCCCCTGTCTTCCAGTTGTAGGCCTTTGCGTAGCACCATCAGGCGATACAGTTCAATGTTGTCGCCTGTGATCGTGTTATTGGTGTGCATGAGCCGCCTCAAATCGTTCGTAGGTGCGGATAACAGAGTCGCTGTTGGTGTACTTCTCTGTGATGTTGATAACCCAGCCCTTAACGCGCGCGGCATCTAGGTAGAGTGTGGCGTCGCAGTCTTCTTCTAGGTATACGCTGTTATCGTTGATGTATGAATAGTGTGAGGGGCAGATTCCCAAGATCAGTAGATCGAGAACCGAGACTTGGAGCCATCCGTGTGAGGGATCAGCGTGGAACACGAGCTTGCGAGAGGTCATAAAGTATCCTTATCAGTTGGGTTTGTCCAGCCATAAATAACACATGACTGGTAGCTGTATCATGTATTGCATTCATACCCATGTCAAGCATTATTTTTATAGGGACTTTCCCTATGTTGTTTCGGGTGGTGGTGGAACAAGTGCCAGAGCGCGAGCGCGGGTGTGTTGTTGGGGTGATTTGCAATCAATCGCGGGTTTGGGTTATGCTTAGGACACATTCCCCAGTCATACCCATGTATTCAGCAATGCCACAAAAGCTAAGTCGAGCGCAGATTAAGCAGGGACTAGATCAGATCCCGATCGAGTCGTTGTTAAGTAGCGGAACAAACAAAAAACCCAATCTCACAGCGAAACAGAAAGAGTTCGCCCGTGGCATCGCAATGGGTAAGACTAAGGCACAGAGCTATAGAGATAGCTACAACTCCAAGGGTAAGGCAGTAACCCAAGGCAACAATGCTTCCCGTCTAAGCAAAGATAGCCGAATAGCAACAGAGGTCGAAGCATACAGACTGGCAATAGAGGCAGAGAAACATAGAACACCGAGTCAATTGAAGGCATTGCTTGTGCAACAGCTGGTTCAGCACAGCTTGAACGAGGACTTTCCGCCCAGTTCACGAGTGCAATGCTTACGCCTGCTTGGACAGCTGTACGAGGTCGGAGCATTCGTGGAGCGTAAAGAGATCGTGACTATCAATAAGAGTGCAGACATCAAAGCCCGCTTGCTCGCAACACTAGGCACAGCGATAGACATAGATGCGAAGATCAAGGACACCGGACAATCTTTGCTGGAGGAACTAGCCAAAGCGCCAGAGATTCTGGATACGGCAGACCCAACCGAGGGGGTGCCCGACCATTCGGGCGTGGCCGAGTGGGTGTCACCTACACATACTATTCCAGACATTCAATCACCAGAAAAAAAAGAAGCAAGCCCAGATGCAAATAATCCTAGCAAATAGGCCCCCCCTTGTGTTTCTGAGTGAAAGTGGGTGGGGGGGTATATTTTTGACATAAACAAGTTTAAGTATGAAAAGTTTAGAAGAATGGATGGTGGGTATGACTGAGAAGCAGAGGACTGTGTTTTTGATCATTGATGAGTATTGGAAGAGGTTTGGGTATGGGCCGTCGATAGATGATGTGATGAGTTTGACGGGGGATAGGGGTAGGGGGAATGTTCACAGGGTTATGAGGAAGTTGGTGGAGATGGGGGCTTGTAAGGCTTTGCCTAATAGTGCGCGGTCTATTCGGCCTACGTATGTTTCTTTTAGGAATCTGACATGAAGACGATCATCCATGTGAACCAACATGTCATTAAGGCGAACAGGAAGAATGGGGTGAACGATCCTGTCCTGACGGTTAAGACCTACAAGGAGAATCGGTATGCTCATGAGGTTGAGGTGCTGGGTCCGAGCCGAATTGTTTATTCACCTGATAAGCCTTTGTCCTGCGGGGCGCATGTTTGGATAGAGACGCAGAGTGAAGTTGTGATAGCTTCTACTGATGAGGACTACTTGGCGGCGCTTGGGCCGTGTGGCAAATGAACATCGACGCGATCACTGAGAAGATATCTAAGTTGCCGATCAATGAGCAGGAGGCTTTCTTTGTTGAGCTGGCAAACTATGAGAACAGCTTGAAGAGGGAGAAGGCCCAGGGTGACTTTGAGGCGTTTGTCAAAGAGATGTGGCCGGGCTTCATTGACGGTCGACACCATAAGGTGATGGCTAAGAAGTTTGAGGAGATTGCTGCCGGCAAGATCAAACGCCTGATCATCAATATGCCACCCCGACATACAAAGTCTGAGTTTGCGTCTTTTATGTTGCCGGCCTGGTTCTTGGGGAAGTATCCGGGCAAGAAGATCATCCAGTGTTC